GTCCAAGATAACACCGATTACTCGCTGCCAGAATCTCTGGTGCTAGCTGAAAAGCCTAGGTTCTACATTTATTTGTATACCTACGTGCTCAAACTGAGAGATTATCTCTATTCACACGGGATAACCTCTTATTCTGATGACCGCATACAATTACTCTTCTTGTATGCCTCTACCGTTGGCCAGATTTATGAAAAGGTAAACCCTTCTAAATCTGAAAGGGAGCAATACATCCAAGATGCACTTGGACGCTTAACTTCAAAGGAGAATGAAATCTCTGATGAGTTCATTCAGTGCTTTACAGATGTTCTCCATGATCTTGACCTTGGAAACATTTCCAGGAAGAACTACCCTAACTATGTCAGGGAGTTTAGACGAGCGTATCAGAAAGCAAAGCCTTACCTTTCTGAACCTTATAATACAAAGGATTACTATGCAGCTTTAAAAGGAACTGCTAGCCAGCTTGGGAAATACCATAATAAATCTCTTATAGCATCATTATATGAGCTAGATCCCATAGGGGAAATAGAAGAGGTGAAAAGGTTTGACGAAGCAATGGGTTACTTGTCAAAATATCGGAAGTTCCCGATTTCGGTCGAGTACCATCAGCAGTTGATAAAGACTGTTTTAATTAACAATCCTTCCAAGTATAAACCGCGTATCATTCATATAGCAATGAACGCTATCCAAGACAGATGCAAGTATATTCATCGTAGACTTGCAAAATTCCTTCACTTTCTTCCAACTGATTGTATGGAAGATCATTATCAGGGAGTGCAGTTCTTTAAATTAGTCTCTAACCCTGCTTATCGTAGGGAGCATGAGAATAATCTGTACTGCTTCGATTTCTCTAATGCCACTGATACTTTAAGTCAGTGGTTCCAAGGACAATGCTTAGGGATTATCTTTCCCCAAGTAGTAGTGGACTTCTGGTTAGCCATGTCAAGGCTTCCGAAAGTAATGATTCATTCTGATGGAACAGAAGAAGTGTATTATCAAACCGCAGGACAACCGCAAGGTTTACTGGGTTCATTTGATGCATTCTCACTAGCACATCATATAATCATGCTAATGACGATGAAGGCCTGTGGCTTAGAAGATCACTACGCCTCAGAATTTTACAGGATTGTCGGAGATGACTCCGCCATATCTTCAATAATTCCTGACCCAGACAATCTGGTAGGAGATACCTACTGCAGATTTTGCGAAGAAGCAAATCTGACAATTAATAGGGATAAGTCAACTGAAATAATTGGCTTAGAGACAGAACACGCAATGCTTGACTTCGCAAAGGTGACAATAAGGGATGGGAAGGAATTTACTCCTATCCCAGTTGGACTCGGACTCACATACTCTGATAAAGAGAGTGTGAATGATATAGCTACATTACTTTGGTTATCAAAATTCAAAGTAAAAGTAAATGGTGCTATGGATAACGTCATAAATCGACGATTTCCAAAGCCTCTTGAGAACCTCTTAGTAAAAATAATTACTAAATGTGGCCAGATTCCCTATCTCAAACAATTTGAAGACAAGGATTTCATTGAAAAGTGTGATCCTTGGATAGTAGGATCAGCCATCTTTATTCACGGTATCTGTACCTTTAAAGGAACAGTCCTTAACTACTTGCTTCCTGATCACCTTCGTGAAGAGGCTGCTGAAGAGAGTAAGTACGATGTAGATACCGTACTCAAAGAAATGATACCCTGGAAATGGATTGAAGAATTCCGGGAAGGAACAGATGAAGAACACAAGTTCAATATTTTGTGTTCGGAGAATGTTCAGCTTGCTGAGCAACTTCAAGCTGTGTTTAATACAGATGCTAACCAATCTGAAGCACTGGCTGCAATCATTTCAAATTCGGATACCATATCAGATATCCAATACATCCGTGAATATTATCAACTCGCATTAGCATTCAAAGATCAAATGCTTGAGAGTGATGAGTTTGAAGCGGAAGTCCCATATTTCTTACAAGATTTCCAATACGAGGATCTCTTCTCCAACCTTGGAGAT